TATGCTCCAGGTACAGCGTGTAGCCGCCGCGTCTTGTTTTAACCCCGGCGCGGATACCTTTCCTGGCTTCTCCTGTCCGGTCAGTCCAGGCGGCGTGGGCCTGCGCATAATCCTGCAGGTAGGCCGCCTCTTCTTCCAGCAGTCCCCGCATGCCAGCCATTTTGTTCCGTATGTACTGCCGCGTCTGGTCGCCCAGGGCCATTTACCTCACCTCGGCGCACATAATCTGCAGGGACCTCCTGCGCCCATCGGGGTCAAGAATCGCTTTTATATCGAACGTCCTGCTGCCGAACTTAACGCGCATGTGCGGGTCTAAATCGGGCCGCCACCGGACCGTTATCCTGGTCGTCACCTGAGAGGCTTCGCCCAGCATCTGTGCCTGGAGGTAGCTGCGCCCGGAGAGGTCCTCTACTTTAGCCCACACCGTAACATAATCCACCCAGCCTGTAAGGCCGCCTGTCGCGGGGTCAATGCCGCGTTTTTGAAACGTAACACGGTGCCTCAGTTCGCCGGCGTTCATACTGGCACCACCCGATCCTGCCAGAGCAGGGCATCCACCCCGAACGGCACCGGCAGGGTTTCCCCACGCTGCATGGCCACGCGCACGGCCTCCCGGTTTTCGTACAAGTGCCCGATGATCAGGTACATCGCCTGTTTAACCCGCTGAGGCACCTTATCTGCGCCCACGTACCCCGCTACAAACTCCACGCACACCGCGTTTGCGGGCCGCAGGATGACTGACGGCCAGGTTTTCTCGTAGGCCAGGACAATGCGGCCCGGCTCGGATTTGTTGTCAACGATGTAATCGGTAATCGGCAGTACGTATTCGGTGTTGTCGGCGCCGTAATACTTGACCGAAGCAACGCTTTGAAGCGGCGGCTTGGGTATCCTGATTTCGCTACCGTCCGGCCAGGAATCCAGCCAAAGCTGCCAAACCTGGGTGATGTAGGCCCTGTTCTGAAAGCCCTCACAGTACTCCCGGGCGGCGGTAATCAGGGCGGTGATCAGGGCGTCGTCGTCAGTAATATCAACCCGTAAGTGTTGTTTTGCTTCTGCCAAACTCACCGGCTCTACCGCCGGGGGAGTTATTAGAACTAATCCACTGAACAAGGCCCATCACCCCTTTCTGCTTCATTTTCGCTTTGTCTTGCTCGGCTTTTCATCGGTTGTCTCATTGCCCTCTTTTTCCGGCTTTTCTGCCAGCTGTGCGTCGGCTTCCTTTTGCGCTTCTTCCAGGGGCGCAGGGTAAATCACGCCCTTTTCAATGAGTACCTTGGCCCGTTCCAGCGGCACTTCCACCGTCTCTCCAGGAAAGCGTCGCTGCCCTGCTTCCAAATCAACAAATTCCGCTGTCACCCGGTACTTCGGCATAATATCACCTCATTATGGACGGAAGGACAGGTCACCGAAGATCAGGACTGCGGCCCCGTTTACAGCCATAGCGTTGTCGCTGCTCACCTGGACCGCAACATGGGTGTATCCATTGGCAAGATCGAGGTCGGAAGCCTTGGCTTCAGCCGTCAGGAAAACATTCTCGCCAGCTGCATCAGCAACCACTTTTTCCACTGCGCTTCCGAGGACTTTTGCACCAGTACCAGCAGCATCTTTGGCCTGCATAAGCTGGATAGTTGCTTTCTTGGTTTGGGCAATCGTGTCCGTGGTAAGCACGGCAAGGACCCGGCCAATGCCCGCCATGCTGTAGTAGGCGCTGGTCTTGCCGCCGACGATATCCTGTGGGACAACGGCCTGTTTTACCTGTACCAGTTCGGAAAGCTTCATGTTTGTCATCAAACATCTCTCCTTTCAAATGTTGAGGGGAGGGTTTATCCCTCCCCGGTTAGTTTGTTAATCGTTCACTTACGCAGCAGGAACGTCAAGTACCACATAGGGACTAACCTTAGTGACACCATCTTCAAGCGTGAGCGGTTCATTCACCCAGCCTTTGCCGTCAACATTCCAGAATACCTTGATGACCGTTTTGTTTTGCTTAAAGTAGACGTGCTCAGAAGCTGCAACAAACGGCCCGCTACCGTCCTTGATGAGGTAGTAGGTGAAGTCCACCAGCATCAGGTCGCCTTTGCTACCTAGGGTCGGGGTCTTACCGGTAAACAAAATGGGTATACCAGCCAGTGTAGCAGGAATGCTCCGGGTAGCGTCGCCGCCGATGTAGATGTAATTGCCTACTGGGTCCTTCAGGGTAGCGATTTTCGGCAGTGTTCCCTGGTTGGCGATCCAGACAGCCCGGTTTACAGATTCAGGTAACAACTTGGCCAGCATATTTACAATATCAATGTACTGGATATCGTTAGCAGCAGTGCGATTCACAGCTATTACGCCTGCGCCGTTCAATACGCCAATTGGTTTAGCCACACCGTTACCGCGCAGGAAGGCCATATCCTCAGCCATCACAATTGCACCACGCAGCAAAGTGGAAATAAAGCTAGAGGCTGCGCTCCAGTTACGAAGCAGTTTATCGGTGACTACAGTGTGCGCGGCAACTTCGTGCGGCTGCAGGGAAACTTCCCTAAGACCAGCCCCAGTCTCGGGCTTTTCCTCGCCTTCGCCGATCCAGTAAACTTCCACGCCGCCGAACACACCTTTAGCACCCTGATCGAAGGCCGGAACAGTAATCATGCTATCAGGCGGGTCTCCGGCAGGAATAACGGTCGCCCGTTGCCGCACGATAGCACCCTCCGGCCGCAACATCAGCATGTCATCGCGGAACTGAGTGGGTACGGCAAAACCGCCACTGGCGCCCTCATCCATCCGCCATTCGGCCTTAAACCGCCAGGGCATAATCTGCGCCTTGAAAGCGTCGGGAACTTCAATCCCGCCGCCCTGGCCCTGGCCCCTTGGCAACTTGTCCAGGCGGCCCTTCGGGTCGCCGAAACGCACAGCGTGAATGAATTCGCCGATATTCTCGAATCCGCCATCGTCCATCTTGTCCTGCTGCCTGTAGCCAGCGTCGATAGCCGGATCGGGGCGGAATACTTTGCCATCTGGCTTATTCAGGTTATCCGCCCTGTTCTGAACTGCTTCAGCCGCTTTGATAGTTTCGTTCAATCCATCAATCTGCGCCTGCAGGTCGTTAAACTGCTTCTTTTCTTCCTCCGTCAGTGGACGGGCCTCGGCAACAGCCTTGTCCACAATAGCTTGCTGCTGGTCGCACAGGTTACCGAGTTTTTGCCTGAGTTCTTGCAAATTCATCTTTCATACCTCCCGATTTTGTTTTTGTTAATTTGGATTTGCAGTTGAAATAAAGACAGCGACTGTTGCCGCTGATTCAAGCTGGTATCGGTGCTGTTGTTCTGGTCGTCGTTGTCAGTCGCAAGTTGATTGAGCACTTCATCAAGCAGGTCTCTCGCCTGTCTGATCCGCTGTTCGTTAGCCGCAGAGAGGACCCGGCCCGCATCCTTGAATTCAGGGAATAAAGTTTTGCGAAGGTCCAGCCACTTCGCGGCCAGGTCAAGATCCAGGTCTGTGTTGTCCCGCAGAATCCGGCTTACCTGGACGTACTCCCGCCAGATGTTCTCCTGTTCTTCCCAGGGCGGGGTTCGCCCGAACTGCTGATAGTGACTGCCCAGGTGAGCCTGCACCTCCGGCACATCTTCTTCCGGGATGTCAGTTTGCGGCAGCCTCGCCGCAGCGTTGGCCACCCCACGCCACACCACAGCACCGTCTGAAGGCCGGTGGTGGGGAAGGCTTAAATCGCCGAATTTCTCGGGCGGCATTGCTTTGGCCCAGGCATAGTGGCCGGCAATACGGCGCTTTTCGGTGTCTGATAGTTCATCCCAGGATTTGTCTGTGAAATCAGAGAGCGTCGGCGCCTTCCACGGCTCATCTTCCGGAGCCTTCTTCCTTGATACATCTTCCGGCGCCACGCCAGCTTTAAACTCCGGCAGGAAATCCAACTTCGGCGGGTTCTTGAACCGACCCAGGTCAAACTCCAGGCCGTTGATAAAAAGGTGTCCGCCCTTCAGTGAAGCCGCAAGTTTCTTTGTTTCCTCGATTTGATCTGCAAAACCAAGTTTTACTGCCTCTTCTGCCGTCATCCATGTTTCGGCGTCCATCAGTTCGATGATTTTCTCCCGCTCCAGGCCGGTTTTGTCCTGGTAGGCCACAATGAGAGATTCCCTGATTTTATCCATGTCGTCGGCCAGTTTGCGAAAATCATCGGCGTTGCCCACGGCAATTGTCCATGGATTGTGCACCATCATCATTGCATTCTTCGGCATATAGACCGTATCACCGGCCATGGCTATCACTGAAGCAATCGAGGCAGCCAGACCGTCCACGTAAACGGTGACCTTCGCCTTGTGCCGCTTCAGCATGCTGTATATCGCCTGGCCGGCAAACACGTCCCCGCCGTCGCTGTTTATGAACACCTTTATTTCGTCCACATCCCCCAGCGCGTCCAGGTCGTCCTTGAACTGCTTTGGCGAAACTTCATCCCCCCACCAGCTACTGTCGCTGATGATTCCGTAGAGAAGTAGTTCGCCGGTTTTCGGATCATCGGCAGAGGCCCGGAACTGCCAGAACTTCTTCAAACTAGATCACCTCCCGTTTCAATTTTCTCAACGGCCCCGGTTCGTTTACCGGTTCGGCTGATTCCTGATTTTTTGCCGTTTGATCCTGTCCAACAGAGGAAACAGGAATCATATTGCCGTTGACCAGGTAAACTTTCCCGCTACCGTCTTCAATCGGATTCATTTCCTCCATCTCGCGCCACTCGTCGGCGTTAATTACACCGTCCTGCCTCATGATATGCAGGGCCTCGGCCCGGCTCTTGGCATCGCCCCGGAGCAAACCGGAAAGATTAAACTTCGCGTAGTAACCCTGCTCGCGCTCTTGTCTGGTAAACAGTTTCCAGTTGATCGTCTGTTCCCAGCGCTTCACCCAGGGCAGCATGGTATACATGACAAACTCCAGGGACATGTGCTCCACATTGCTAAATGTGGCTCTTTCCAGGTTCGCAATCATGTGCGGAGGCACCCGGAACAGGCCGCAGATTTCGTCCCGATTCAGTTTCCTTGTTTCAATGAACTGTGCGTCTGTCAGTGGCATCGGAATGCGGCTATACTTCATGCCTTCTTCCAGGAT